GTTCATTGACTCGCTTGCCAGAACGCGACGAAATCAACCCAGAAATCAACGAAGCACTTGTCGTTGAATTCTACAACAAAATGTTGTAATATTTTATTAAATAAGATAGGCTGTAAAGCCTTGAAATTAAGCACTTTAGGCCTCTATCCTAGAGTGCTTTTTTTGATTTTACTACCCTTTTAGTTACCCATAACTAATTTTAGGTATAGTAAGAGGGTAGCCCCAAAATGGGATACCCTTTTTATTTATAAATTGCTGATAGCTGCCTCGAAGATTGAGACGGCTTTTTTAGCTCCCTCTTTGGTAGCATGGACATAAGTATTTAAAGTCATTGAGATATTAGAGTGGCCTAGCCTATACTGTAAATCTTTGGCCTCTATGCCAGCGTATAGCATGATTGTAGCGTGAGTATGTCGGAAACCATGGAAACTAATATCAGGAACGCCAGCAGCTTTAAAGTGACTTTGTAGCCTCTTTCTTAGTAGGCAAGCGTAGGCGTATTTTGTGGTAAAAGGAGTAAAGACAATCCCCTCAGACCGTCCTAGTTGCCATGACTGGACTTGTTGACGTTTTTTATACTGTTTGAGTAGGGAAACTGTAGCCTTGTCTATGTCAATTTCTCTTAGACCTGCCTTAGATTTAGGCGTGTTTGTTTCCTGGTATCTATTGAGAGTCTTAGATATGCTGATAGTGCCTTTTTTAAGGTCAATATCAGACCACTCAAGAGCTAAAGCCTCTCCGATACGGCAACCACTAGCAAGCAATGTCTTATAAAGAACGTAGTCAAAGAAATTTTCATAACTAGACTGATCCAAATCTTCCAGGTAGTCTAAAAACTGTTTTAGTTCCTGGTTGCTGAAAAATTTGACTTTATGCTCTTTATTTTGTTGCTTGCGTGGGATAATGACATCTCTAGCTGGATTGTGCTTAATAGCTTGCATAGTAACGCCATATTGAAGAATACGGCGATTTATATTGTTTAGAAAGCTATAGTTTGCATACGCCCCTTTTTCACCCTTATTGGCCTTGTCAGCCCACTTGTTGACTTGTTGCTGAATGATAGGAGTAGTGAGCTTATCTAGCTTGTAATCGCCGAATACAGGCAAAATATGAAGCCTTACGATCCCCTCCATGGATTGCTGGGAGTTTGGCTTGATTGTATTCTTATAGCTCTCCCACCATAGAGCGACCAGCTCCCTATAGGTTGTAATGGTTGGCTTTTCCTTTACGCTATATCCATTAGCTGCAAAAGCATTGACAGCCTCCCTGGCTTTAATTTTAACGCTCTTTTTAGTGCTGGCCGTGACCGTAGTCCTAGCCTTTTTCCCTGTAAGTTTATCAACGCCTAAATAAACACTTGCACGGTACACTGTAGTACCGTTTTTCTTTTTGTATTCTGTAATATTCATAGTCATACCTTTCTAACATCAGTAAGCAAGTATGGGATTTAGTTAAGTATTTATGAATATTGCTTTTATATGGTGCTGAGAGCTACGAGAATAGCCCTATTTTCGTTTGTTTTAGGTGTAATGATAATTTATATAGCTGAGCCATAAAATCGCTTAGAGAGCGTTTTAGGGGTTCATTTTGTTAAAGAGTTTTCAACGCGCTCTAGATCGTCCAAAAAGTCAAGGAGAGCAAGAGAGATATGGTTCATTTCAGAGGCATATGAGCCAGGTTTAACCCGACCATATTGGGACAGTCGGCTAAAAATATTTTCTACAAATTCAATAGCTATTAGTGTATCGGTTTTTATTTTTTTAACTTCTTCAATATCTTTCAAAAAATTAAGGTTTTTTTGTAAATATGGGGAGCTCCTCGAGTCAAATACTTTTTTTTCTTCATCTGTTCCAGTCAGAATGAGTTCAATATCATCTTTATAACCTAAAAGGTAACCAACAGGAACATCAAAAAAAGAGGCAATATATTTCCAAACACTCTGATCTCTAGGCGAACGTTTACCGTTTTCGTAGTAGGATAGCTGGCTGTCGCTTATTGTGATCCCATATAGTTCATTAAGTTTTTGGCTTAATTTTTTTAGTGATATTCCATTTTGTTTTCGCAGTTGTTTTAATCTGTTTTTCATACTCTAACTACCTTTCAAAAACGATTATAACACAAAATGATAGCAATAAGCAAAAAAATTATCAAATTGACAACAAAAACGCTTGACATTGTCAAATGGATAGTATAAACTAAAATCACTATCAGATTGATAGTAAAAAAATTAAGGAGGTAACCTATGCTAATTAGTGTAGAAATAGCTGAAAAAGTACGAGCAAAAAGAGGAAAACGGAATTTAACCAAAAGCCAGACAGCTTTAGCGCTTGGAATTGCTAGAACAACATTAAGCAAAGTTGAGAGCGGGAACTACAATGCTCCCAAGCGAATCTATGAAGTAGTCATGAACTGGCTAGTAGAAGACTTATAAGATTTCTTGCTACCTTTCACTAAAAGAAATCTAAGCAACAAAAAAAGCCTAAACAGTCGGCAAACTAGCAAGGCTTTTCACATAAACAACTAAAACCACAAAAAGCAAGTATGGGATTTAGTTAAGTATTTATTTAATTATATCACAAAATAGTGATTTGTGCCCAAACGAGAGAGCGCCAACTCTTTAAACTGGTACTTTCTCATGCTCTCAAACTTTGGCGAGTCTGAGCGTGAGAATTAACTAGTATAGTAAAAGGCAAGAAAGACATTAAAAAGCTGTCGAAACAGGAACAAGCCCATCAGGGCAATTACACAAACACAGAAAAAGGAGTAAACACCATGGCAGAAACTTCATACGAGAATTTAACTAGACGTATAGACAGAATTAGCGCAGAAATTCGAGAAATTAGCGAAAAAAATGGCATAAGAAGACTTTCTTTATTGGCAAATCAGACAAAGTCCATCAAAGAAGATTTGTCCCGTTTACTTTGGATTGAATTTCCAGAATTGAATGAAAGTCATAAAATCGAGGCAGTCTCTAAAAGCACTACGGGAATGTTTTTCCACCCTGGTATTTTTGAAATGGATGCTATGCGACAAGCATTCTTTAAACGCCAAGCCAAGCACTTTTTTGACAACGAAGCAGAGCGACAGGCATATATAGAACATGCTGAAAAGGAGTATTTAGAGGCTACTGTAACCTTAAAAGATATTCTTTTTAACTCTAAAAATGAAACTCAAAAAGTAAATAAAGGTTGTCTTATGGAGAAGTTTGAGGAGGCAATGCAATGACACTAGACCTAGACAACATGACACAAGCAGAATTTGATAAACAAATGGCTGAAATCAAGGAGAGACACCCTAACCTCTTCCAGTTTATTACTGATTTTGTAGATCTAAAAGTAAGCACCGAAGAGGTGGACGACTTCCTGAAGATGGGACGAAGCGACCAAGTGGACTACATCAAGAATTACAAAGCGAGGGCATAGCATGAACGAGCTAGATTTAACTAACACACAGGCGGTTATCTTCATGATGGTATTGATTGGCTTGCTGATCTATCTAAACCATCGAGACCGCAAAAAAAGCGCCCAAATGGAGCGAGAAAACCTCCAGGTAATAGAAACACCAAGAGAGGATTTAAACCCTTGCTATGGGCGATATATCCAGCTTGCAGGCAAGCGGAACAACTAGAAAAGGGGTGTAATATGCAACTATTATCGAGAGAGGCCGAGCTTGAGCTACTGGAGAAAGTGGGAGATCACTTAGAGAAAAGGCTTGAGCTTGAAAAGCAGCATAATGACGGCTGGGACTTAATTGCTAGAGCCGATCTACTAAATAAGCTAGGGATCAGTGGCACAACGTTGAATAATTGGGAAAAACACGGCTTAAAGCCTTATCAGTCGCCTTTTGAGAACAGTAAGAAGATTTATTACCGCAAGACCGATATATACAATTTTCTTGCAGTAGATTAGGGGGATAACAATGAGAATGATTGAGTTGACTATATCCTCTATAAAAATGCCCTTATTTAGTTTTCTAAAACATGCACCAACTCAAGTTTGGAAGAATGGAGAACATTACAAACTCATTTACTACGAGCCAATCGGTGAGGGACTGACAGATTTTCATTATAAGGGGTTGTATGTAGCTGTCAGAGATGAGAAAGAACGATTAGAGGGCTGGGAGTTGGTCAGGGGCTTGGATATAGCTTTGGCCAGTTCAGAATTATTGACGATTCTAAAAAAATTAGAAGCAAACAGATTGACAGAGCAGCGCCAGGGACTTGGATTGGAGTTGAAAGGCTGGATTTTTGATCTGATTTGTAATGGCATATATACCAGGTATGAAACCTCTCTTTTTGTCCGTTCTCTATTTGTAAATGGCTACAGTTTTAGCCAATCAGTGGACTTGTTTTCTGCAATCGTTAAGCGGAAAGATTTAGCAGGCTATTTTTTAGAAGTAGCAAGGGTATTCTATAAGGAGGTAGCTTTTGAATAGTGATGAAATTGTAAATAAAATCATTGAAGAAGATCATCAAAGAGCTTCCCCTGAAATGGTGAATTTGACTGAAGCAAGGGAGACTAATGAGGGACACAATAGTTTAGACTTGGCCAAAAAACCACGAGGGGATGGCTTTGCAGTGAGTCTAGATAATCTCAAGAAGATTTTGAGCGGAGATAGTAAGCTGAAAGGTGCTATACAGTATAATACCTTTACTTACGAAATTGACGTGACTAGACCTATAAAGTTAAATGGTAGAACCTTGAGCGGTGCAATCGATGACCTGATTATCAGAGAGATTAGGGCTTATATTGCTACCAGATACAAGATAGACTATAAAAAGCCTGATATAGCGGACATTCTGGAAGTGGTGGCTGGAGAGCATAGCTACAACCCGTTAAAAGACTATCTGGAATCATGTGAAAGCGAGTATAAAGAGTTAGTGAATCAGCGTGATCCCTTTGATATTCTGAGACATTATCTGAATATCAAGGATGACGAATATAACCGTATTATCATGGATTTGTTTTTCCGTGGGGCGATTGCTAAGGTATTTGACCCCTCCATTAAGTTTGACTTTGTTCTAGACTTGACTGGACGCCAGGGGGTGGGGAAAACTCAGTTTTTTGAGGGGATTTTCACTCATAAGTATTTTACAACTGTTGAAACTTTCACAGATAAAGATGATAAGGCTAGGATGGTAAGAAATTGGTGTGTATTTGATGATGAGATGGTGGCCAGTAAAAAAGCCAGCTTTTCAGAATTAAAGAAATTTATAACAGAAACCAAGCTGGAATTTAGACCGCCCTATGCTTCCAGTGATAGGCGACTACCTAAGAGTTTTATCATTGTCAGGGCAACTAATGACCATGATTACTTAAACGACCTTACAGGTGAAAGGCGTTTCCTGGTTGCTGAAGTCCATAAGGATACCGAATATAAGGATAGGAAGTGGACAGAAAAAGACCGTAGACACTTTTGGGGTGCTATGGTGGCAGCTTGGAGAGCTAACAAGGTGCTGACTCTGACAGATGAGCAGGAAAAGCTAGTAAACGAGATTAGAAGCCGTTATAAGTTTGTAGATGAGCTAGCTGAAGACCTGGAGCGGTATTTGGATACCCCTTACCCGAAAGGGATGTATCAATACCCAGAGATTGATAGGACTAGGCGCTATTACATCCACGACATGATAAATCATGGCTACTATATGGGTGCTGATGGTGCAGAAATCCCACTAGACACAGAGAGGTATGGTGAACTAGTGGAGCGGGATAAAGTGGCAGTTAATTTATTCTTTACAGAGGTGTATTTGAACAATTCACCGAATCCAAAAGATAAAAACAAGGTTAAGAAGATCATGCAAAATAAAGAGGGCTGGAGATATAAGAAATCTGCACGATTTGGGAAAAGTATTAAGCGTGGATTTGTTAAAACAAAAGATTAAAGTGTAGGCAATGTAGGCGAAAGGGTCAAAAAGTGCCTACATCGAAAACCCTTGAGATTATTGGGGTTCGAAAGGTGTGTAGGCAAACTTTTAAAAAACGCCTACACACCTAACCCCTTGCTATTACTGACTTTATAATATAAAT